CCCCAAGTGCCTGCACTCACTGCGGTAGCGGTAAAGAGGGCAGCAGATGCCTGACCCGTACCATTCGGGAAGTAAGGGACAATAGCGGTTGCCTTGACCGCATTGCTGGCAAGAACACGGTTGATATAGGCTTCCTTACCACCATTTGCAAAGTAGTGGTAAACAGCAAAACCCAAATCGTAGGTCTGGTTTAGATCACCGAACAGTGACTTATAAGCAGACCAAGAATCTACAAAGGTTGCAGTCGTAGGTCCACGCAGGGCTTCACCAAAGAAAGCAGCGGCAGACTGTGTGGTATTCCCTTGCTGTGCTTGGGTAACTTGTGTGGTTTCGCTTACATATACGCCAGGGTTAGTGTATGAAGGCATTTAAAACTCCTCAGAAATGGGGGCGGTGAATATATCAGGATTATTTTTATCTGCGTTATAGATGTTACCAACAACAGATGTAACTTGCTTGATAGATACTAGATCAGATGTAGGCATCTCTGCTGACATTTGAACAGTAAATACTTTTCTAAATATACGCTTTTTAAAACCTGCCTCTTGATCTAGCAGATCGGAGGCGGACCACCCTGCTAGGTCAAAACGGCGTATCGTGTTGTCTTCTGGAACCTCTATGAAACCCCTACGGAATGGCATAACCCGCCGTAGTATTTTACTTGTTAATTGACGATCATGCATAGCACTACGGGCAAAAGTGCTAATTTGGTACACCAAAGTGACTGGTGTAAAGGATTCTACACGCATATAAACACCTGCGGAAGCACTACCTTGGAGATCGGTAGCATTCATTTCTGAAGGGTAATAATTGATGAAGTCTCCACGAGAAGAAGCAGACGCAGAATTACTGTAGTAATAGTAGGTTTCTGATAGTTGACGAGAAGTATCGTGGGCAATATCAAGAAGTTCTACCGTAATGAACGGGTACTTCTTTTCTGTTTCACCCTCTGGGTACCTATAAAATACACTTACAGGGCGTTCAGCATTACGGTCGTCTGTGACCGTGAGTGTAGAAAAGCGTGCCTTAACAGCGGCATCTTCAGCAAGTAGGAAGCCCTTAGGCATTATGAAAGAGCCGTTTCAATTAACTTGCTGAGTTTTTCTGCAAAGCGTGTTTGAGCCTGGTTTGCGGCTTTACGCAAAACAGGTCGGGGAGGGTTATCGGTATCCCCATATTCAAGGATATGGGCTTTTGGGCTTGTTGAATAAATACGAAGACTCTCAGTGGCACTGTCGTACTTGACATAAATAGTATCTGCGTCTGAACCCCAAGAAGTCTTAGCCTCTGAACGAATCTGCTTTTGAAAGTCTTTAATGGCTTCTTTTACAAAGTCCTCAAAGTTCTTTTCTACTTGAAAGAAAGCCGCTACTGCGGCTGGTAATCCGTATAGAGCCGACTTAGAACCCCGTGCATGGTCAGTGTAAGGACTGAGATCAGATGTAGCCGACATGGCTCACTCCGTGGGTTCTAGGCGTTGGTATACCCGACGCTCATCGGGTACTTACATTCTACCCTATTGTAGGTAGGCTTGTAGGCCATGGAGCATTAATATTAGTTAGAGCAGGGGGACCAATGTCATTTACAAACTCTTGATCTACATAGATTTCAAAACCTTGAACAATTACAAATACTTCAGCCTTTAGACGACCTCGTACTCGGTAATCTGAAATACCATAAACACGCCCATCGTAGATAAAGACATCATTTAGGTGAGGCTGGTATTCCCACACATTCTCAATACCCGCATCTCGCATATCCCTGCTTGATATCTTGGCTTCAATAGTCTGTGTAGGCTGACGACCATCACCAATAGATCTACGAGCATCCTCTGTCTCTGAAACCAAAAGAACAGGGATGACGATACCATCCCCATATTTGCGCCCACCTGCTCCATAAATGCCCTCATCATAGACATCGTCGTAGACACTGGTTGTGGAAACATTTGTACCCAATGGTAGGAATGGATACCACACTATAAATTCAGAAGTTGTATTTTGGTTCCTTCTGTATTTATCATGAATAAGATTTAATTCACGCCGTACATCCATCAGTGGTACGCATTCGTCGTCTGACCAGATATAGGAGTGGTGTCAATATAAACATCTTCACGGAGGGAATCACCCTTCACTTCTGGGTTTATAACACCATCGTCAATCATGGGCCACAATCGTTCTGTGGGTGAGTAATCCCCAAATTCCTTTTGCTTGTAAATAGGAATAAGTCGGTTAGTAGTACGAGAGACACGGCGAAGATTAAAGACTTCAAGTCTGTCAAACCCAATATTTAAGTTAGTGGCATGCCGTTCATATTCCTTTTCCCATTGCATAAGGAGTGCTTGCACCATACGGAAACGCTGGCTTGCAGGGATATGAATAGATTCAGAAGTGAGGACATCAATATCACGACTGTACTCAGTCATAAGTGCCCATAAAGACTCACAGATGGCAGCAATACCAATTGCGTTAATCACAACATCCGCTAGTTGTGCGACCTGTAGATTAACTGTGTGTAAGTGCTTTTCAAGTGCTCTTTGAGCATAAAAATCTAAGTCAGCAGGGGTAACCCATTCGTAGTAATAACCCTCAATAAGGAGTTTGGTGTTAGCCCCATAAGTAGAAGACAACCGTAAAACACCATTACGCTCATCAATGGAGTATTGACTAGAAGTCAAAGCAGAAGCGGTCCCTGATGTAGAGGTGTATACCGCTACCCATAGGGAGTCAGCATCAATGTTGATTTGACCAAGTTCATAGGTGCGCCCAATTACATCAAAAGATGTTTGAAAGAACTTAGGAAAGTCTCGTAAGTAGGTACGGGCAATATTGGTAATTGTTGATAAATCAGCCACAGTGTAATTGTACCTTACTGAACAGAAGCATTAGGACCAGGGACTGTCTTTTGCGTAGGTTGACCCATTGCTGGCTGTTCTTCACGCATACGACCCACTGTGATACCCCTCTTTATACGGATATCAGTTGGAGTGCCTGTGGGTTTAGGAAGCCTGTCAGCCATCACAGAACCCGAATAAACCAACGCATAGAAGTGAATGGAGGAATAGTCGGGACTGCTGTAGGAGTTGCACTTCCTGCTGTTCCTGTATTAGGGGTACTTGGACCTTCTGTAGCGTTAGCCGTAGGACCCAAAGTATTTCCACTAATGGTGAGGTTTACACTATGTTGGTGGTCAGGTGCATTAGAGGTATTAGCAGAGAATGATACTTGCATACCAAATGCAGCACCTGCACCAAGACCATCAATGAGACCGTCAGCAGTAGCCGAGTACCCTGCTAGATAGCCAGCAGCGACAGGTGCTCCCAAACGGGTAACTACACCATTTGAACTACTATCACCTTGATGGCTGTGTGACCCACCAAGTCCTGATGTGCTACTACCTGACAGGTCAACACTATGAGTGTGTGTGCCAATACCATGCGTGTGCGAAGCCAGACTGTGTGAGTGCTCAGGCAAATTGCTGGTCGTCAAAGTGGCTGAGGAAGCACCACCAGTGGCACCGACAGAAGTACTACCACGGACAAACTTGTCACGAAGATCAGGGATATAGAAGTCGCTAGTAGTGGCAGTTCCATAAGTGTTACCTAGAAGATTCCATAAAGTTTGGTAAGTGCTCTTAGGTAATTGTTGACCATTACATTCTTTCCAGAATGTTGAATCAGGGGCAGTAGAACTAGGCCACATAATAATGGAGCCAATCGGGGTAACCGATCCTGAGTTGGACTGGAGTAGAAGTTCTACCCATGATCCATCTCGTTTTACATAGATACCCGATGCACTTGGACCTACAGTGTTCTTGTAGTACAAGTCACCGTTAGACCCAATACTGTTAGAAGGAACCGTATCTCCCCGAAGACTTGTCGTAGAAGGAACATTGACTCGCTTATCTACAATATGGTTATTAGCGGTAGCGATAGAACCATTACGGTACACAGCCGCAAGAACCACATCAGTATCAGGATTGATATAGGTAGAAGTATTAACTCCCACAATGCTTGCAAGGCGACTAGGAGTTGGTGGGTAAGTTGGGTTTGTCGTACTCGCTGGTCCAGAAACGGAAACAATAGACATTGATCCGCTGATCAAACGAGCAACAATAAGGTCAAACCTTAAGTCACTACCACTAGGAGCAGTAGGTAGGGCATGAGCCGATACCGAAGAAATACTGTAAACAGTTCCCTTAAGTGCCACAACCCCCTCAGCCACCGATACGGTGGTATCAGACACTGTCTGTGCAGATATGGCGCAACCTGTAAGAACTCCTGTAGAGCGATCTCCCAGAATCTGGAAGTCAAGGGAGTCTGGCTCCGCTTGGTCTAAGGAGTTAAAGAGCGACCCGATATCGGTGGCATTAGGGACTATGAAGGGCATTTGTTACCTCAGAGGGTGTCGTAGATATTACCACTAGCACGAAGGTACTCATAAAGGTCCTTCGGTAATTTGTAACGCTTTCCATCTTCAAAATCAAATGACAATTGACCCCAGAACATCTTCCAAGTTCCCTTAACACGGGCACTCTTCGTGTCTGATTCTGTATTTGTAGCAACCAGTGGTTGATACGAAACTACATCGTCTTCGTCATTGTCATCAATTGCTTCTGCAAATGCAGGGTTTGTTTTACGAGGCATGGCTCTCCTTATGGTCCTATAAATGAAATGGTGGGGGGATTTCTCCCCCCACCATACTACATCATTGAACTGGTTAAGTTCAGGAGATTGCGCCACCCTTGGTATTGATGATGACACGGGATTCGTGGGTGATGACACCAAAGCCCCAAATTGAGTACCAAGCCAAGCCGTGCTCACGACCGAAGAC